CCGTCCTGTAGCTCAACACCGTCATCAAACCATCCTAAACAGCCGCGGTCGGTAAGTGTTTTATACGACACATCATTCCAAAAAGTAGTAGCGTTTCCTAAATCTACCGTGTCCCCACTTTCGGGACGAACCACACCACTATTCGCACTTATTTGGTTAAAGAGAACCTTTATCGGGTTTACATCCCCAACGCTGATACCAACAATATCTAAGGTTGCGTCAATATCTATAAAAGCGTGTACTGTTTCATTATATTGGAACTCCCAATGCTGCGACCCTACACTCATTACTAATTGAAGATTAGAGTAGTTTCCGACAAAAATACCACTAGTTGCGTCAAGGGTAACAGTGCTATTGGCTTGAGTTGTTGCGTTTCCTAAATAATCAGCACCAGCAATAAACCCTCCAATCGTACCCGAAGGCGAGGAAAGTTCCCCTGCAAAGGTCGCGTCTCCCGTAGCAGCATCTATAGAGAAAGTTGTTACCCCCGCGTTTGCTCCAACGATTCCACCTCGGTATATCGCTACCCCAGAGCCACCCGTAATTGCTCCCGTTGTAGTATTCCAGGTAATATCTCCTGTCTTTACCGCTCCTGCGTAATCGGTTGTTCCAAAGTCAAAGTCGGAAAGTATCTTTTTAGAAGAACTGTCTAGTCGGGCGTTAATAACATCGTTGATAAAATTACCATCACTGTTGATAGTTTCCTCAACCGTAGCAGTTGCCGCCTCTACATCCTTGGCTAAGGTTCCACCCAGCCCTCCGTAACCACCAATCTTTGCGCCAAAGCCCTCATCTAAAGGCGTGACAGAGTCGCTCATGGGTACGATTGGGTATTTTGGTGTTATATCGTCAGCCATATTAGGTGCTTTCTACATAGTGTCCAGAAAGTATAACCTTGCGAATGGCGCAGTCGTTTGTTGCAGAACCGTTGGCGAAGTTAAGATACACTCTCAAGTCTTCAATTTGTGTTAGCCCAAAGTTCGTGAAGTAGTGGCGGGTCTTCCCTGTACCCGTTATCTGTTTCGTTGTGCTTGATGTTGCCCCCTGATTTGCCTCAACAATAAGGTCGCACCGTGCTGAAGCTCCCAGTGATTTTGTAAACACTGTAACCTCGTCTAAAAATCCTTTGTATTTCCCACCCGATACAGGCATAATGATTGACTTCCAGTTAGAAGCAGTTGCGTACCCCGAGAACTTAGCTAAGCGAAAAGCAGAAGCCCCATCAGTTGAACTTATCATCGGTGTCCCGAATGGTGCGGCTATCGCCCCAACGGTAGCGTGTCCACCATCTGCAATCTGCGAAAGTTGAAATGGTAGGTCATCAACCATAGCACCCGCAGAATAGACAAGCCCTGAAGAAAGGAATAGGATAGTGCCTTTGTAAAGCGTTTTTTGGTTAAAGGTAGGCAGTGCTCCTGTAAAGCGTCGTAGTTCTTTTATCTGCGTTCCTTGAATGTACCCAATAATGAAGCCCTCAGTAGAAGACAAGTCTTGATAGGCAACATAGATAATCCCGTTGATACGATACAAGAACCCGATGCGCTGCATACCCACTCCCGTCTCGTCAGTCAGCGTTGTTTCGGTAGCCGAACCGTCATACAAGTAAATCTGCCCCTCGGTGCGATTTGTTCCCGTTACCCCAGAATTGACCGCGATGTACCAGAAGTTCGCATTGTAGATAACATCTGCAACCTCTGCGTCGTTGCCGAAGTCTAATTTTGTAGGAGCTAATGTGTTGGTTGCGGCGATGTAGGTTCCTAGGTAGCGACCATTCCCAAAGGCGATAATGTCTTCCTTTTTATCAGAAGGGTGCGGTGCTTTTTGGAGTGCGGCGTTTCCTGTTGGGACTGTTGAACCCCAGTCGTGGTCAAAGGTTGAAGACAGGTCATACTTTGAAATATCCCCACCCGAAGACTTATTGAAGAATGTATAAAGGTTTCCCTTTAATACTTGTATGCTCTCTCCCTCGGTACAGGATGTTATAGATACGGGCCACGAAGGAGTGCCACCACTCGCCACAGTAGTTGAGGAAATCTTAAATAGTTTTGAAGTACCCACTGCGTAGGTAACATCAGAGGCAACTGCCTTATCCATAATGTATTGAATGGTTTCAGTTACTACACCAGCTTCTGTTCCGTTGGTTAAGTCGGCGAGTCCAGGCCCTTGTGTAAGATAGTCCCCATTTATGATGTCCACATTCTGCATAACAGAAGCCGAACCGCCACCACCTGTTTCAGTTAGTGAATTAGCAAAAGCAAGGGGTGAATAGCCTTGATAGAACTTGTCTAATTCTATTGTCCAGGGGTTATCCTTTGCCATACTACATTACTAAGAAGAAGTTACCTGTATTCGGTAGCGTATATGTTACAACCAGTTTCGGGTCTGATGTAGTCCCCGCGGTATCAGCGAATAGTGATTGCACCGCATTCGCCCCCGTGGGGGTACTGTTGTTTAAGTCATTACTATGCGTTGCCCCAAACTTACTAATACTTGTTTTAGATATATTAGCTAGTCCACTTGCATTGAGGGTAAAGTCATTGTAGGTGTTTACGGTGGTAACGAATGAGGCTACTGCTATTGACCCAAAATTAGTAGTGCCTCTTTGGTCAAAATCCCCATCAACAATGTTTGTATTTGAAGCAGGAGAAGAAGATATGATATGAATAGTCCCCACGTCCGCATTTTCTCCAAAGTCCGTACCTGAACCCGCGATTGAAAGAGTAGCCGAGTTTATTGTTGCTCCCGATGTGAGTGAACTGGTATCAAATAAAAAGATACTCCATGAAATTACATAGCCCGTAGCAGCTTTTACTAAAATACTCGTGCCAGACGAAGAATCTGATAGTTCTCCCGTAGCCCCAGAGCGACAAGTTGCCCAATCAGCGTTAGTATTTCTAACATTTCCATCAACAGTAGTGGTTTCTACGTTCGCATCGGGGTAAGCGGTCAGAGTAGAAAATCCAAACGATAATTGGGGAATAAACCTATCAGCTAAAGCCCAGTCCCATGCATGCATAGTCCACCAGAAAGGTCGGAATGCGTAGTAAAGACGCTTTCCAAACTTTGTGTGTGTGCGGAAGTCGGCGGTGAACTTACCATTAGAAAACACAGTGTAGTGGTTGGGCATTATTTCAACAATACGTCCGTTGTACCCTATGTCCTGTTTGTTGATACGGAGGATGTTGCGAGAGACGCGCTTCGTGAAGCGATTATTTAAGAACCACAACAAAGTACGCTGATGCTTAGCGAACCATTGCTTGTTGAATGCGTGGTAGGGTTGGTTGACCATACTATGCTTGTGTACTTACGGCCGATAATGTTTGCAACTTCACCCACGCGCCGACTCCGTATGTTGGTGTTTCTTTATGACAAGATAAGCATAGAGTTCGCCCGTTGCTTACTTCAAGTCTTAACTCTGGGTAATAAGCAAACGGCTTTATGTGGTCAGCGTTCAAATGCCCACCCCTCACTCCACACATTTGACAGGTATAATTATCCCTTTCAAAAACAATTGTTCTCCACACAGAATATGCTTTACTCCTTCTGATACGGTAATTACCAGCAGTCTTTCCTTGGTCTTGATGACGAACGGTACATCCTACAGAACAAAACTTGGCAGTTTCTTTCCTATGATTTTGCACCTCAAACACCTCCATACATTCCTTGCAAAGCATAGAAACACGACTATTCCTTGGGTTGTTATCACCACTTCTTTCGGGAAACTTTTTACCCTTATTCCACGCTGATTTACCCAATCTATATTTATTACCAATGGCATTGAACGAATTTGAGCAACTATGAGAACAGAACTTTGAAGTAGCCCATTCTTTTTTTGAACAAGTCCCTTTCTTTAGAAATTCCTTGCTACATTTTAAACAGTTCTTTTTCATATTTCTTATCAGGCCTGCACACTATAAGCCACTGCGTGCCACTGGGTAGCGGCTAAGTTATAAGTCAAACCTACATAACCCCATTTTCCAGCAGTTGTAGCGGCGGGTAGGGTTATGCCTAACGCTGTCGCGAATGTCCAGGTCAATGTCTTAGATACGCCAGCGTCTTTGTAGCGCACAATTAACTTCTGCCCGTCTGTCGGTGTTCCAGTTACAGTAAACTCGGTATTATTGGCTACCGCAGAAAGCTCGTATACATCAGTAGTGTCTATATTTATGACCGAGGTAGCATCGTCGGTTGTTGTTACTACCCGTTCGGTAATGCGCTTATTCGTAAACGTTTCTGTTCCTGCTAACGTCGCAAGCGTTCCTGTTGTTGGCAGGGTTACATCGGTTGCAGCAGAGGTGGTAAGCGTAAGAGCGTCAGCACCCGAAAGGGTTAGTGAACCAGAAGCAGGAGTGAAACCTGTTACGGTAGCGGCGTTGCCTGTGATTGACCCTGCAATGGCATTTGTAACCTGTAGGTCGGTAAACCAACCCTTCGTAATACGAGTACCAGTTGAACCGATGTCGCCTGTTAATTGTAGATTTGAGCCATCGTAAGTAAGAGAAGCAGCCCCCTCAATCGTGCCGTCCCCTGTCCATACGCCAATCTGACTGTCTACTGGCGTGCCTACCTTAGTTACATTCCCACCATCCTCCCAGGTTGGCGGTGCGCCAGCTCCTGCCGAGGTCAATACCTGTCCCGATGTTCCTAAAGAAGCAAGGACTTTTATACCTTTCGCACCCCCATCTCCAAGAACAACAGCGTTATCAGTAAGCGCGGAGGCGGCAGTAACATCACCCGTACCAGCAACAGAAGCCCACGCAGGAGCACCACCACTTACTTGTAGTACCTGCCCAGTAGAACCTATGCCTAATTTAGAAATTGTAGTAGCACCAGAGGCGTATAAAATATCACCAGAAGTATAGGAGGCGATGTTTGTACCGCCCTTTGATACCGCAAGGGTTGTGATGGTTGCTTCTTTTGCGTTGAGTTGCGTTTGAATGGCAGAAGTAACACCATCGGTATAGTTAATTTCGGCAGCCGAAGCTGTTATAGAAAGGTCAGAAAGGCTCTCAATCTTATCCGTGTTGAGTGCTGAAAAATTACTATTGATTATAGTTAAGCTCGCCGCCCCGGTATCCGCTGATTGTAATGCTGTGATGCTAGACATTAGTTCTTTGTTTGATTTGCGTATATTTGGTCAATCACCACCGTGTCGTACTGCCACGGAAGGGCTAACTGCCACGGGAGAACAGTTGAAGCCCACAAGTTTGCCGCCGCACTATTCCCAATGTTCGTAAAACTGGCAGTATTCTTTGTGATTGGCGTTAGTGTTGCCATTAGAATGCTGTTAGGTCTGACTGCCGTGCTATACCCATATCCCCACTTGCCTGCCCATAATCTTCACGGTGTGGGCGAATGCGTACACTCTCGTCTTTTGAGCGTGCCGAATAACTAGTAATCATTGACTCTTCAATCTTTTCCATCATCGGGGTTAGCGTATTTATCTTCCCGTTCATCTGGTTAGCAATAGCGTAATCAAGAGCAGCACCAATAGAAAGGTATCGGTGGAATAACGGATTGATACCTGGAACTGCCGTCGTGCTTGCCGCCGTGAAGTAGGTAGGTATTCTTTGGAAATACACCTTTAGTCCAGCGGTTAAAGTTACGAGCGAAGAAGATGGTTTTGGGTACAAGAAAATAGAGTCGCCAATTTTGTCGTAATAGCGAGGCATTCCTGCGGTCTTCTGAAACTCTGTTAGTGCTTGCGAGGTAACATCGTGCTGGTCAATAGGGTCTACGACACGGTAGTTACCACTTGAGTCCATCACTTCAACCCTAGAAATGCTTAGGAATGTTTGCCCCGTGATTCCGTAGTCCTGCTGACTATCCACTAGTGTCGTTGTTCCGATAGGTAGGTCAGTGTTATTCGTGTCATCCCACTGCCATCGTCCGTCTGCCTGTAAAATTAAGGACACCGCATTGTCTAGGTGGCGGTTGCAGTTGTCGGCTTTGTTTGTTAAACTGTAAGATGTAGAGTCGGTGTTAAGCAAGAAATCTACATCCGATACTAACTGATTAAATGTCATAATATATGATTAGAGTTTGTCTTACTTGCAGTAAAGATTTTCATACAATCCCATACGAAGTCAGTGTTGGTAAGGGGAAGTTTTGTTCCAGAACTTGCTATAGTGAAAGCAAACGTGGTTCGGTACGCCCCCAGTGGGTTAAGGATAAAATTAGCAAGAATCACGCTAACTTGGGTAAGCATCTGTCTGAGGAAACGAAAGGAAGAATCTCTAAAGCTTTTTGGAATAGAGGTGGCCAATCGAAAGAGTGGAAAGAACAGGTACTTGGCCCTAATGCCCCTTGGTGGAAGGGAGACAACGCAAGCTATACTGCTATCCATAAGCTTGCAAGAAAGATGTACAAGGGAACAAAATGCCAGTTTTGTAACGCGGACAATCGTAAGTTGCACATCGCAAATAAAAGCGGTAAATATAGAAGACTTGATGCTGATGATTGGCTTACTCTTTGTGTTCCCTGTCATAAATCTTTTGACTTATCTAAGAAATCCCAGAACCGCTAAAATAAAAGCGGTTCTTTTTTAGTTAGCTAGACGGTTGAATGATAAAGGTAACGTTCGTCTGGTTCGTTAGGTCTGCGCAGATACCCTTTGAAAAGTACGCGTTTACCTCTACGACACCTCCCGTTGCGGTCATCAAGGTTGAACCTTCAAGGTAAATCTGTACGTCCGCGTCTCCATCTGCCACGTCATTTGACACTTCAACCACACCAGAACTGACATCCTTTCCGATAATAATTCTCTTCAAGATTGCTGGCTTTGCTGATATTACTTTGTTCGCCCCAGCAGAAGCGAAGTATTCGTATGTTCCTGTTTCCATAATGTTATTTAATTAGTTTGTTGCGGCTATCTCCTTGCCCTCCATAAAGAAGAGCAAAGGATAGCCACAAAGTGCTAAGCGATAGTTCCGATAGGCAAGTAGCGAACACCTACACCTTCAAGGTCAACCATAACGAAATGAGTTGTCGTTAAGGTCTTAGAAGCAATCGCCTCTACTGCGTTCCCTGTTCCAACTGTCGTCTCAAAGCCGAAGAAAGGCTTGTCAACATCGAGCTGAACCATGTGGAGTATATTAGAACCTCCAGCAGTGTGGGTCTGTTCCAATCGTACAACAGCGCTATCTGCGTTGTTGGTGGTTGGGACTGATACAACCTCTAAGGTTGCCTTGTCAGCCGCTAATGCCGCACCCGATGTCAGGTATACAGCAGAGTTAGCAACTGGGTCAGCGTCTACATAGAGACCGATAACCTTCTTGCCACCAGCGTCAATCTTTACACCAATGTTCTCGTTCGTGTCGGTAATACCCGTGAAGTTGAACTCGGAGTAGATAGCACCAGAGGCAGGGGTTCCTGCGGTCTCTACGCGGAATGTGTTACCGCCAGAAGCGATAGCACCGTCGGACATTACGGTTAATACCGCGTTGTTGTCCGTCAAAGCACCACCACCAAGGAATGTAACAACATCGCTTGCTGTGGGGTCAGCGTCGATGTACATAGCGTTTAACGCTTTGGAAGCACCGACAAACTCAATACCGATAGCACCAGCGTTTGGTGTTCCGGTAGGAGCGATACGCAAGATGTTTCCTCCCGAAGCGACAGCACCACCAGCGTCCAAGAGCAATACAGCCTTGTCCGAGGCGATAACACCACCTGTGTTGTCAAAGGTAACCATATCCTGTGAGGTTTGGACACCAGTGATGTGTAGGGCGTGAGTTGTCGCTACTGCCGTGGTAATCTTTGTCGCACCGTCAGCACCAACTGTGAAGTCGGATACACCGTCATCATTAAGGTTGATGTAGAACCCTGTGGTTAAGGAAGCTCCACCATTGTCAATGTAGAGGATAGAACCCTCTGTGGTTGCGTCGGCGGTAATAACCACCGTATTTGTCGTGGTGTTCGCCGCGTTGGTCAGGGTGAATGAAGCCGCATCATCAGCATCCGTAATAGTTAAGGATGTGTCGCTCCACACAACATCACCAGCAGTAATTGTGTATACTGCAGAACCTGCCACACCCGTCTGCGTAATAGTCGCAGAAGCGGCGAGAGTTACATTGTTATCGAAGTCTGTTACACCTGCAATGTTCAATACCGAACCATTCCAGCCGATAGTAGCGTCAGAGCCAGTACCAAACGTAATGAGTTCGTTGTCAAGCATTGCGATTGCGGTAAATACCGCTGCACCAAGCTTGCTTACACTCCAAGTTGAAGATGTACCTAAGATGTCCTTACCAGTCCCAGAGTTAGAGATAGCAAGTACATTGCCCGCACCACCCGCCTTTGAGAGTGTGAACACATCCGTTGCACTGGAAGTACCAGCAAAAGTTACGGTTGTAGAATCAACGGCGAGCGTCTTGTCATTGTCGTACAAAGCATCCCACGTTGAGATACCACCAGCAGCAACAGAGTCAACTGCGTTGAAGTCCGCAGAAGCAGTTGTGCCTTCGTTAATGTACAATGTCGCACCTACTGAGTTTCCACTTGTCTTGCGGAAGCGAGCACCGACGGCATATCCAGCGTCAGCATCACTAGGAACAGTCGCACCAGAAGCCTCTACGACCATTCCAAAACGGTCAATAACTTCCTGGTTTACAACAGGAGTTCCTGTTTTCTTCTTCTCTCCTACAAGTATAAGTGAACGATTTAGTAATTTTCCCATATGTCCTTTTGAGGGGAGTCCCCCTCCCCCGAAGGGGAGGAGGCTCTTACCTAATTAATTGCTATGTCCACGCGCTTGCATCCATCTGTACGGCTACTAAGCCGGAAGCGTTGCGAGCAAATGTCTTCTTACCGAAGAGCATCCATGGGTGAACGTACTTCCCAAGGCGCAGCTCTGCGTCTCGGAATACTACATTCGGGGTAACTTGTGTTACCAAGTCAATCGAACCATACACACCCATAAGGGAGTGTTGCTTCTGTACTGACCATGCGGCGGAAACAGAGTTACTGGTGGATACTACGATGTCGCCGTATCCAGTGATAACAATGTTCGTTCCAACTACTGTGGCAACGATACCAGCCTCTTCAATCAACTGTCGGTCTTCGGCAGAGAGAGCGATGTAGGTATCTACACCAGGGGTTCCGTCATCGTTGATGGCAGAAGCCAACTGTGCGGCACACAAAGCGGCGCTTCCTTGAATGGAGAAGTGTCCAGCACCAACCGCAGCACCATCAGCGTCAGCTGTAAAGGTTACGCCGTTAATGGTTACGGTGTCGGTGTCCACCAAAATGGTGTCCATATCAAAGGTAGCGGTGAACGGAAGGTTGTTGGACAAGATAAGGTCAAAGCCAAATCGGTTGCCAATCATTCCATTGTCGCTCACTGCGTCTCCGAACACGGTCTCACGACCACCTACGTAGTTTTGGAGGGTCTCCAGCATACGAGGGCTAATCATCGCAAAACGGTTCTTCTCGGTGCGCTTTCGGGAGTTCAACTCACGACCAGCTGCGGTGAAGATGTTAGCGATGTTTGCGCTAGAAACAACGATACTGTTACCGTCAGTTCCGCCCAAATCACCATCGTCAATCGTTTTTGCGGCGTTGGAGTACTCAGCCAAGATTGCTTGGTCAAGTACGTTGTTGAGCTGTCGCTGTGCGTCAACGGCGTAGCGACTGGCTACGTCCCACTTGTTCTGTACTGCGTCAATGTCGTCCACGTAGAACGATGCTACCTTTGCGGTTGATACCGTTAGGCTCTCATCGGTGGTGGACAAGTCCTTTACGGTGATGTCAGTTCCCTTCGTGTAGGTTTGTACACGGGGGTATGAACCGTAGGGCTTGTGAAGGGTGTCTCCATCCTTCAAGTCTGCTCGCAACTCGGTGTTTGCGATTTTCAATGCGCTAGACTCCTTGTAGAAAGTGTCCTGCATTTCCTTCGCCCAGTATTCTGGGTTGAAGGCTGTTAAGTCATTCGCCATAATTGTTTACAAAAAAACGGATACGCCAAAAAAGGCTATATCCGTCTCTTCGTTGAGATAGGTCTGAACTTATTGGAAGCGTTGGAATGTCGTTATCTCTATCATCCTGATGACCGGGCCATTCTTGTGAATAATCCGGCTACCATTCGTTTCGTCAAACAATCCACTATCCATCAGTTTTTTAATCTGTGGCTGGTATTTGCGAAAGAGAACAAACAATTCCTGCTCTTCTTTATTCAGTGTTACTGTTAATTTTTCTTCCATAACACTGACTACGAAAGCTATCCCTTCTTGAGCCACTCTTTATAAGCGGCCCAGTCTTTTCGTCCTTCTTCCGTCGTTAGGTCAAAGTCCGAGGGGCTTGCTTCGCTGTAGTCTATTTTAGTGTTTCCCTTGTTTTTCCCGCCCAAGGATGCGTTTTCAGCTTCTTGTTCCTTGTCATCCTGTCCCTTGCGGAACTGAATGTAGTCGGACTTGAGAGCTTCTTGCACACTTACGCCCTTGAGTTTAGCGTAGCTCTTAATTTCCTCCTTGAGTGAATCACTCACTGCTAAGGAATTAAGGTCGCGCCTATCAAGTTCTTCCTGCACAACTTTAGGTACATCGGTGGCGACAGGAGCTTCTTCTTTCTCTTCTTTCGGTTCTGGTTTTACCCACTTACCGTCTTGGAGTACAAAGCCCTCTGCCTTTTTAGCACGAGCGAATAATTGCTTATTCTTCTCTTCCCCCTCTGCCAACTTCTCCTTCAGTTCTTCTTCAGAGAGACCATCTAATGCTCCCTCTACCACTTCCTCAATTTCAGAGTCGAGGTTCTCAGTGTTTTCATCTGCCATAATTTTGTAGCGGGATGGCCCCGCAAATGCCCTTTTAAGAGTTGGGCTTCTCTAAATTGTATTGTGCTTTTAACGTCTGTGCTGACGATTACTCTACGTGGAAACTATCTCTGGGGTCTTTGGGCCTGTCATCAGGAAAGCTCATTACCTCAGAGAATACCTCTCGGAGCTTCTCGTACGCTCTCTTAGAGGACTTTATCTCTATCGCCTGCGCTACTGGGTCTTCGCACTCTTTTATTAGTGTGATGTCCAGTAACTCCAACATCTTCTGGGCAAGATACTCTTTGAGTGCCTTCCCAGAACCACTATCAAGGGTCTTTTTAATCGCCTCGTTATTCATCAATGACTGGCAATATGCCGTTCATCTGCTCAGTGGTAATGTCTTGCGGAACATCGGCGAGCTTGATTTTGTGAAGCTCTACGTCTGACTCCTCATTGAGGAGAGCGTTGAACTCGTCAATCTGCTTCTGCCGCGCGTCTAAAGCTTCCTTGTGAGTTGCTCGTAACGCTTCTAGTTCTTTGTCAAAGGCCTTCTGGTTGGCGATTACGTAGGTAGTGCTAATTACTTTTCCGTTATCGTCTTTCTCGTCTTCGGTAACTGGCTTGCCGTCAGCGTCTTTCTTTGCGTGTTCTTTGGCGAGCTCAATGCGGGCGGTCTCATACTCGTTAAACTCCTTGCTCAATTCTGAAGCCTTCTGCATGGATTCAACATCCTCTCCTAATCGGCGGAGGTTCTTGGCAACCGCGTAGGAGAACGCTACCCCCTTTAATCCTGACAATGCGTTTAACGCCCGGAACAATGTAAGTACTTCTTGTTTTGTCATTTCTTCGTTGAATTAGACCTTAGTATTATTTCTTCTTGGAAACCCTGCGGACTGTCTTCTTTGGCGAACCGCCCATCATACCCTTTGCTATATCTCTCATCTTCTTTGCTGCTTCCTTCCCTGCTTGGGTGTATGGAAAGCGTGTGTTTCCCACTTTTGGCATTGTTGTTTCTTTATGCTGTTTGTAATGCTGGTTGCGCCTTTGGTTGTGCTTCTACTGGTTGAACTTCAGTCTTGGGCAATCCCGATACATCAATCTGGTTCTTCGCCATCGCTATTTCTATCAAGGCGGTACGACGAACAGGGTCTTGCTCTAACTGGATGAACGATTTGTACTTCTCATTCTCGGCGACGAGATTGAAGTTCTCTCCTGTGATAACGACCTTTGCACGTGGCTTAAAGTTATCCCACATTCCTTCTTCTAACTGTATCTGTATGCTCTTGTTGCGCTGTAGCTCTTTTAACTTCTCTTCTTTGATGCTTTCGGCAATCTCTGTTGAGTGGGGCGGGAGGTTTACAAGGTTCTCAATGTACCAGTTGTCTACGAGTAGCTTGTAATATCTATTGAGTACTCCTGAGTCGCCTGTTATCTCTATAATTCGTTTACCCTTTAAGTCTCTTAACATCTCTGGTTTAATCCAATCGTCAATCACATCGGTGAGCGCGTTGCCGAGCTTCTCGCGAATAAAGTCAAAAAGTTTCCCGGCGTTTACGTTCTGTAATGCTCCTAATGAAAATGGTGTACCTGATGGTAGGTTGGCTCCCGTTACTACCTCGTAGGAGTTTGTGAGTGCGTCAGCTAACTGCACAATACGGTTCCAGTCAGCGATGAGCTGGTCAAATCCATCCATACGAGTTTGCACTTGCTGAAGGTCGGAGGACTTAATGATGTCTCCATTCTGCAAATCAGTGAGTATGTTTTGCGCGATAACTCGGTCAGAGGAACGAAACACAGTCTTGGCCGCGTACTCTAGTCCTCTCGCTATCTGGTTTCCTATCTCGTTGGCACGCGTCTGACAATCAAGGAGGGTTTCGTACACTCCCACTCGCAACCAACGACCCTGATACGCGGTGCGGTGGTACTCTTTGTACGGCTTTTTCGTGAGAGTTTCGGCGTAGAGAATAAGTGAAGGCTGACCCTTTTCAGCTCCACCAGCGATAATCTTGGCGAGTACGTACTTCTTCTCATCGCCCCCATCTTTTCCTTGCGCTTCGTACAAATCTTTTTCACTAACCTCTCCGTTGCGCTCATACACAAAGTATTCAGGAGAACCCTTGTCTTTTGTTTTGGCGGAGTCCATTAAGTCCTGGACATTCTTCCACACGCCCATTTTGGCACGCAGGTCGGCAGGGTACATCGTTTCTTCTTCAATCACATCGGAGTCGGCGAGTGTTTCGGCTAGGGTGTTGAGTACGAAGAAGTGCGTCAAGTCCATAACGCGGTAACTACCCGATACCTTTTTGAATACAACACTACCCCAGTCAGCACCCTTTTCTACTGCGTCATTCAATTTGTCGGCTTGTCCTGAAGTCTTTAGCCAGTCCTTTAGCGCGATGTTAGCGATGATAAGTTTCCCAGCATCGTCTCCACCATCGCTCTCCAATGAAACGTCTTTCGTATCAAAGTCAATGTTCTTTACCTCGCTATTCCTTCGGGGCGTGATGATGTCGTACCAATACTTGTAGTTACCCTGCGAGTCGGTCTTGCCTGTTGGGTAGATTTGGTTCTGGTACAACGAAATGCGGCGAATAGTCTTATACGCAGAATAGGAGTGCCCATCAAGACGCTCCACGCTGTGGTTCTCGTAACTTTTTATTTCTTGTCTTATTTGCTCAATCATTAGATACCCTTATCTTTCTTAATTTGTTCCCTCCTATCCTTGCGGTTACGCTCCAGCTTCCGTTGCTCAATGTTGTCGGGGTTGTGGTAGTCCTCCCATATCTCATCAAACTGTCTGGCTGGTTCGTTCTTGTCGCTCATAATGCGTGGTCATTTTGCTGTCTGATTACTCGGTTCTCCATAATGCGCCTACGGTCTGCTTCGGTTTCTTCAGGCTCTTTCTTGAGCGAGATGATAGCGTAGCGGATAGCGTCCATTGCGTGGTCAAACCCAGACTCCGGTGTGTTTACTACTGCGGCGTTCTTGTCGGTAGTCCATAGGAAGTTGCGGTACTCTTTCAGAATGTTGAGCGAACGTTTCGTAACACTGATTCGCTGGTCTTGTACGAGCTGGATACCACTATTGATTGAGTCCTTACCCTTTTCCGCTCCGATAATGTTGACGTTGTAACTCTTAATCTCGTCAATGCTTTTGGGTTCGGCACTATCAGCTACTACCAACGCTTGCGGTTGATTGAGTAGAACATCGGCTATCTGCTTGTTGGACAATCCTTTTAGGAATGTAACCTCGTCCAAGATATATCCACCGTTGTAATAGTAGATAGCGACAATCGCGGTAGGGTCGTTGGAATATCCGAAGTCCAGTCCGTATCGTTCAAGTCGCGCCTCATGGGGTAGCTCGTCAATAATCTGCCACCCTGTATAGATACGACCCTCTGCCTCTCCCAGTTGTCCTTCGCCGTACACTTTCCACCACGCTTTCTTTTCGCGGTGCATTTCAATCTCTCGTACTGTTGACTCATCGAGGGCTTCGTTGTCCCGATATGTCAGAGTGATGAAGTCAATATCATCGCGTTGTCCTTTCATTTCGGTATAGAACCAGAACTCACTAATTGGGTTCCAGTCCAGCCATACGATTTTGCGGGTACGAGTTATTAACTGGTCGGCAATAACATAGGGTAGGTTATTGCACTCGTTGATGAAAAGAACATCTCTACGTGGGCCGTGTGCTTTCCCAAAGGTATCTACACTGATAAACTCTACCTTTGAGCCGCCCTCAAATGTGTATGTTGGTTTAGGGGTTTTTATCCACCGTGCGTCGTCCCAGTAACCCCTGTCTTTCATTATCGTTTCAAAGTCCAGCATTGCACCTCCACTCAAGTGTGGAAATGACTCGGAGACAACGCTGATTAACTCACCTCTCGTACTTTGCGCGTAATCTATAATCCATATGAGGATAGATACTGTCTTTGACGCGGAAGTACCACCGCTAACCGCTCGTATTCTCTTCTTCAGCTGGAATATCTTCCGTGTCGCTGTGGTGTCCTGTATCCGAAATGCTTTGTCCTGCATAAATTGGGGTTGGAAGTGGTTGTCCGCCGGAAGTTACGTCTTGTGCTGGTCGCCCCTCTAACATCTGCCACATCAACTCTCTATTGTCTTTTACAAAGTGTGCGACAATGTCTTCTACTACTTCGGGGTTATTCTCTAGGTGCTGGCGGATTTTATCTTTGATTGAAACAGAACCGGCCGGTCTACCCGCAGGATTACCCGACACTCCCTTTTTGAACGTGCCGTCAGGATTCCTGATTTCCCCTGTACTTTCTGGTTCTTGACTCATTTCTTTTTCTTATAAACTACGTAACCCTTACCTTTTAGATACTTCGCCATTGTTTCTGTTGTTATCTTGGGGTTCCACTCTTGCTCCTCTATTTCAAACTCTACTTCATTTGCGATGAGTGGGGTGTATACTGCTATCTCATCAAACTTGTTGAGCGGTTTTTGCTTTACTACCTTTGCTGCTCGGTCTTCTAAAAACTCTTTAAGTGTATCGTTTTTCTTTAGCCCAACAACATGGCGAAATACGCCAAGTTCACTTATCCAAGTTGATATGTAAAATTGTTTCACCATAGCACTGTTCGCCGCGCGGCTGGGGTATGTGCTTAACCAATCAATGTGGTCTTATTTCCCCGGCAGATGTTCTCTGCCCGATAAACAAGTCCTACACTTAGTATGCGCTTCGTTACCCCTAAAGTGCAACCCCTCTATTATTTGCTATTGTCGCTATTGCCTCAATAACTAACTCTTTGATATTCTCTCCCTCGTAGTGCTTGCCCCATTCAAACCCACAATGGCAGATGACTATTCCGTGGGTTTTACAGACCCTTGTTTTTCGTAACTTGTGAAAATGGTCGGCGGTTGCGTCATTCTCCATAATTATTTTGGATAGGCGACAACCAGAGTCTTTGCTGTGGAACATATAAATAAAACAAACACGCCTTTTGGTGTGTTTTGTAAGCCGAGGGGGTCGGCGGAAATCTAATTGTCTAACACTCGTAGTATACCGTAAAGGTTGGGGGGGTGTCAAGAGGGTCTATGCGTCAGCCGATAAAAAAATACCTTACTCAAGACCCCGCACCTATTTGTTTATACTCTGGTACGGTCAATTCCATTTTAACCCGCTCTGTAACACCCTCAATCATCAGTTTACATTCGCGCTGTTCTCTATCTCCAATCTCAAGGTAATCTTCGCCCGTTGGCTGGTAGCCCCTATTCCAGCCCATCATTCTCGTCCAGTCGGGAGTAATAGAAATAATATGATTGCCGGATATTGTACCCTCTTTGAAAATAGCAACCTTGCCCGTAATCTGCGCCCTAACTGCTGTTTGAAGTTCGGACTCATCAATACTCAAGTAGTCGTTTGCGTTATACCCCTTTTGGACACGAAAGTATTTAGTCATATTATGCGATACCCCTACCTTGGGGTGCTTTAGTTGATTTATTAAACTTTCCGAAATTAGAGAACCAAGTGGTAAGCCTTCGCTGAACCTCAAACGCCTTCTCTTGTTGCCATCGTTCTTTTGTGCCGGAAGGATTTAGTTCAGTCCAGTAAGATATAAACTTTTTTATTTCATCGCGGGCTAACTGTTCTGGGATACCCTTTTCTTTTAAGGTGGATATTATAAGTTCCTGCTGTTCCTGGTTGCTAAAGAAGTTTTTAGTAATTTCAGATGGTGTGGGCGATTTATCGCCGCCCTCTCTCTTAGTATTACTATTAGAATTAGAATTAAGATTAGAATTAAGATGCGATAGGGTATCTATACCCTTTCCCAAAACAAGGTTTTTCATAGATTCGGGGACGCTTTCCAACTCAATTTCTATACCTTTTTTTATCTTTGGGCTGTTTTGATTCTGGTGTTTTACAAAGTTTTTAATGCCAAGCCAACCATCTTTGTAAAAAATCTTATCGTCTTTTGAGAAGCGCAATAAAATCTTCTCCACCATTTCCCTCTCAATACCAGTTTCTACTGCTATTTTTTTAAGTGTTACTTGGTATATACCACAAATACTCGTTGAGGAATTAGTAAGAAAATACAAAAAGAGCAGCTTCTCAATCGGGTCAAGATTTGCCGTATAGTTATCCTCCCAGAAAATTGTGTCTACCATTCTATTTTTCGCCATATTTTTTTTAATTACAATACCCCTATTATAGGTTCTGCATATGGTTGTACATATCCTGAAGTTCTGGATACCTCTTTAAGGCAATTTTGAACCAACTCTTTTGGGAAACCTTTTTATTTCTAACCTTCTTTCGTTTTAGGATTGGTCGCCCTGCCGTTTGAGTGTATGTTTCCCCATCGGGTCGGATTACTCTTACAAGCCCCGGAGTCGTTCCGTAAGTTTTCATAATTTACCAACGAAAAGAGGAGCAAACAGGGACACACGGGTCTTGGAAAACCCACATTCCTGTTTACTCCTCTGCTCGCAATTAAATAATTGTTTTCCAAGTTTGTGTGTCATAAAGCTATCGTACTATACCTTTATTTTTTGTGCAATAGTACAACCGCCACGCAAACTGCTTCCTGTGGATAACTCTATTTTGTAACCGCCAAAAAATGACGCGCCACAATCCCGTCTAAGGCTCGCAATTATATCCGCTGGTATTATCCTACCTTTTGGGGCTGTACTTTTAATTGACAATATGCTACGATAATCTTATGGACAATTACAACCTATATATCTGTGTTTCGTGCGAGGAGGAGTGGGGGCATTATTGCGATGACTACGGTGTTGGCGAGTGTCCCGATACTTGCCCGCTTTGTTCTATGCCGTGGCTACAAATGCTGGGGGATGTTTATAAGGAGGAGGGTATTATTGAAGCGTTACGAATGGCGATAAAGAGAATAAAAGGTTCGCTATGAAAAAATCTTATATAACCTTACGAGATAGAACATGGAAGGGTAGGGAGTGGTGGAGTTCCTACGGACGAAATGTAAATATACGCCGTCTGACGGATGAAGAAGCCGCGACCCTGACCGATATAGAGGAGTGGGTAAATCCTCTCCAACCAGTACAGGACAATGTTGTTGGAAATGATGACGGGAGAATGTTTTGCAAGAAGTGCGGGAGTAAAAAAGGATTCTATGTTTACAAAAACCATAGGGGCGAGCAGAAAAAGTGGTACACAATTTATAAATGCGCCGAATGTGGCGCACGAGAAAAAAGAAACTATAACTAACCTATGCCCTACTCCGAACTAAAACAAAAACTAACCGACAGAGAAACACGGGAACGATATAAGAGTGCGCTGGCCGAAGCACCATTAAGAGAACGCCACAAAAAGATAGTTGCGTATCGTCTTGGTTTTGAGGACGGCAACATTCATACTCTTCAAGAGACGGGGGACTTGTTTGGCGTTACCCGACAGAATGTTAAGTACCTTGAAGTGAAAGCGTTGGCGGCGATTGAGGGTAATTTGTAGCCTGTGGATAACTCTTTATACATCCACTTGACAAGCAAAACAGGTTGATATACAATGTAAGTAGTAGAGGACGAAAGTTTTATTGGTAGCCCCACAACGAAGCATTGGCTACGGCGAACGCTAACGGGAGGGGCTACCGCCTCACTAAAGTAGCTCCTTCACAATCTATACGGCGACACAAACAAATGAACATCACTATCGTAGAAAAAACCTACCAACGGAACGGTGTTAGCGGACGGGGCTTTATACAAATAAAGTTTCGCTACTCTGCTAAAAACGAACCCGAAGGAGTCGTTCTAATTGCGATACTACCAGTTCAAGATAATGGGGATATTGAGCCGACAGAGTGCTTCGTAATAAACCCATTAGATTTTAACGATAGTTATCGTGGGGATACATTTGGCTATGAGTTTGCAAAAATAGACGGGCTACTTAACTAAATAATTTGTCTGCCGTGTAGGTTGTGTAGGGGCTACTAAAGAGGTTGATTGAGTGGGGGGGGTGAAGTTGGGCCCCAACACACAGCATGAAGTGGGCCCCTCCCGCCCAGTCAATCTCACTAAAGGTCATAAACAGAAAACAACATTCTATGAAAGAAATAATCTGCGAGAAGTGTAGTGAGGGGAATTATTGGACAGAGCATCATTTTGTAGACGGAGAATTAGTCGGCTTGTGTAAGCATAAAATGTCTATTCTTGGCGTGAAAAGCATTGGGGAGAAATTACAAGAACTTAACGACAAGCGACAACCACAATGAAGTACATAACATACATAAATGGAGCGGGAGAAACAAAAATACACTGTTGCGAGGATACCCAAGAACAGTGGCAGAAGTGGGCGGTGCTTATCGCAAGTGTTCTGTTCGCAGGTGTAGCGTTCTGGGGAATCGCCAACGCAATCGTAACCTTCCCCGAAGCAATCGCCGAATACGACAGTCAGTACGCAGAGGTTACGGGTCAAAAATAGATTACTCTTACGCAGTTCTACTTCTCTCTGATTTTCGTAAGAGGTCGGGGAGAAGTAAAAATGATATGTTCAACTTTCTTGACGAAGTGCGCTACAAAGGAAACCCCTACCTTTTCATAGGGTACGAGGATGAAGAAAATGGAACGGTGGAAATCCAGCCACTCGGCTACCACGCTCCACACCAATTCGTAAACAAGTTCGTGAACGAAAATGAGTTAGAAGAAATAGTAATGTGCCTCGCCTGTGATTTAGCAATAGAAGAAGGCGAAGAAACAATAACCGTAGAAGATGGTACAATCCACGACTACGAGTATTGCCGAACGCTCTTAAACTCAAAGGTCAGGGATTTTCAGGAGCCAATAGAAGAAATGAACCGCGCCTAACCAATACTATGAGTTTAGACATCACACTACAAAGCCCTGAAAAAGAATCTAAGGAATGTTGGAACTGTGGTTCGTCCTACGAGGAGGTCGAAAGTGTTTTCTGGACGAACATAACGCACAACCTTGCAGGGATGGCCTCCCGTGTTGGTATCTATAAATACTTATGGCGACCAGAGGAAATTGGTATTAGCAAGGCAGGAGACCTCATAAAGCCGTTAGAGGACGGACTGTCAAAGTTAAAGGCGAACCCAGATAAGTATAGGAAATACAACCCTAAAAACGGGTGGGGTAGTTACGAGGGGTTTGTCGATGTGGTTGAGGAGTATCTTGAAGCGTGTAAGAAGAATACCGAAGCAATCATCAGTGTTAGTCGTTAGTATTTTATCCATTAAACGAACGACAATGAACAAAACCCAACTCCAAATTGTTCGTGAACGGTTAGAGAGGTACGGATATGTAGATAATTTCTGGGCAATCAAGAACTACATCCTACGATTAGGTGCTGTGGTGTATGACTTGCGCCAAGAGGGGTTAGAGATTGAAGGAGCGTTTGGAAAGGCACTCGGCAAGAAGCGACCCAACTGGAAGAATTACTATTATCTGCTGAAGAAATGAAAATAGAATACCGCACAATCAAAGACGGTGTACTTCAAATCACTACCGCAGACGAACGATGGTACAAAGTCGGCGAGCAATTCCTACCCTCCGCGACATTCATTCTTGATAGTTATCCAAAGGGTGTAGGTTTTACCCAATGGCTAAAGCGCAATGGCGAGAACTCCGATTTTGTGTCGCAGGAAGCAATGGACAGGGGAAGTAGGGTACACCGAGCAGTTGAGGTTCTCGTTGCCGGTGGAACTATCAAGCACGATGACAAGATTTCAGGCGGTGGCGATGAGGTAGAGTTGGACGCACAAGAATATGGGGCGGTTCTATCATTTCAGAAATGGTGGGAGGCAACCAAGCCAACGCTCATATCTTCTGAAATTACTGTGATGAACCTTAGCGTAGGGTACGCTGGCACAGTAGACCTTATCCTTAAGATAGGAGATAACACTTGGTTGATTGACCTAAAAACATCAAAGGAGGTTTACCCTTCGCACGAGTTACAGGTGTCGGCATACAGTCATTGTACTGACCTTGAAGGCAACGCAATACAGGTTGACCGATTGGCTATCCTTCAAGTTGGCTACACTCGTAACAAGAACGGATACAAGTTGACCGAAGTGAAGGATGACTTTGAAACTTTCGTTGCTCTTAAAAAGGTCTTTGACAAGGAACACGGGGCAGACAAGCCAAGTCAAAAGGACTTCCCCCTTGAAATTGCGCTATGATTTTAGACGACTTCAAGAAGCGGTGCGAGGAATTGGGCAAGCGACTGTGCTACGAGTGCTTCAAAGAACGAGAGGAGCGGGAGGTAGAACTACGGTTGCCGGACGACCCAATCAACGCCTCTTATCGTTCTGAAGTTCCATTATACAAGTGCGATAAACACGGAATAGTATGACAATTTCAAAACAACTCTTAGAGAAAGCAGGTATCAAGCCACGATTGAAGTTGGGCGAAAAGTTAGAAGGTGGTGGAGTGCGTTCAACAGGGCCACACAAGGTAATCTTCTTGGCGGACCGAACCAAGAAAGGCAACCACCCCGTTACGGGCGTGGAGCGTGATGAGGTTGAGTACACATTCGCCGAGGACGGAATGGAGAAGACTTATTCTGTTGCGGTCAAGAATGATAAGGGGGAGCTGAACTATTTTATCCAGCGAATGGCGGAGTTTAATCCAACCGACCATCTCGTTCTTGAAATGAAGAAAAAGGGCATTAAAAACTACATTGATGTCTCTCCTCTCCTTGAGGAAGACCCTGATGTTATTGCGTATGACGAAGAGCCAGGAACTAGTAGCGAAAGCGACGAAGAACCGGTGGAGAGTCCCAAGCAAGAGCAAGCCGAATAAGTATTACACCGTGGAATTGATTGCTGGTAAATACTTCTGCGATTGCCCCTCATTCAAAGAATGCTCGCATATAAAAATAGTAAAGTACGACCAAGATGCCTAAAATAACTTTTACCGCCGACAAAGTATTCGTGAAGCGTATGCGTAGCGATAATAGTTTTCGGGTAGAACTGGATACTGGCGAATACTCGTTACCGCAAATGCAGGAGTTGATGGGCGCACCAGAGGGCGTATACAGAATTACTATTGAGCCGGAAATAAGTGAAGCGTAGCAACTCCTTCCACCGCAACCGTTTCTCTGATGAAACACGAGCACTGTTTCATTTCGTGTACGGGTGCTGGCTATGTGGGGTAAATAGCAACTTGGAACTTGACCACATCACTGGCAGACGCTATGCCCACCAAGCAAGTCCGAGAAACGCCGCGATGCTTTGTAGAAAGTGCCATAGCACCAAGAAGAAAAGTGAAATATCCTTACTTCTTTCTCTGACGGAACAGCACTTAGAGGAAGTAGGGTATAAGGACGATGAGCGAGATGAGGAGTTTATGGCGTATACGAGAGCTTGTGGATAACTAATTCTTTAGACAGTTGTATAATATAAGTAACTAAACAACATTATGAAAAATGAAAATGATGTGCTTATAGAAGTATCCGCACCAACAATCTCAGACTGTATCTCTATTTTACGCCGAAGTATTGAAGGCACAAATAAGCATACACAAAAAACAGTCGGGACATTAGTAATTACACCCGATTGCGGATGTAAGAGAACATATAAATCAGACTCTCTCCCAAAGCGTTCGGTTAAGTGTAAGCACGGAAGATTTATTATTAAATACAGAATTAGGAAAACTAAATAATTCTATGAAAAACTGGAACAACCTACAAGTTGGCGATGTGATAGTGGGCAAAAGCGGCGATGAGGCAAAAGTGTTAGAGGTTCTGACGAATGTGTTTTTAATGAGTTGTTGGAATGACTTTGATGTAGTAGGCTATTGGTTAACTTTCGCCCAAGCACAAAGGATAGGCTGTACTATCAAAGGCTCCGAAGACGAAGAAGTCAAGCAAGCCATTGCAACTTTGGAGAAGCACGGGAAGATAAAGGACGGGAAGATAATTAAGGATTAGTAACTAACACGGAATACGCCACCTTACGGCGAAAAGACTATATGAAAGATTTATTTATTGTGCTGGGAGTGTTGGCTATTGTTTTTCTACTCATTGGGTTTATCGGTTTCCTTTTTGTGGGTCGTGTTAGCATCACCACCCAAAATCTTAGTGGGTATATATACTCATCGGAAACGAGATTTGGATACACCACTTCCCATATTCGTTTTAGCGAGCAAGCGGGAATGGATGTACAACCAAGCTTCTGTGTAAAAGCTGACAGCGACGCTGGGAGAAAGGTAAAAGAAATTACGGGAAGTGGTAAGAAAGTAAACATCGTAATCCCCCCCTATTTTTATCTAACTCTCAACCCGTTTGCGTGCGGTAATACATCAATGACAATTCAGGAAGTATAGAGTAGCCCCCTAACGGGGAGGTGGGGTTGTAAATACAGGGGAGGTGTGTTAGGATAAAAGAATGAAACATACCTCTGAAGTAATAAGGCGGTTTATAGCAAAGATAAAATTAAATCCTGAAAATGGATGTTGGGAATGGCAGAGCACGAAAAAGGTTGGCTACGGGCAGTTCTATTTAAACAAAGAAAATCCGAGAATAAGAGCGCATAGGTTCTCCTACGAATACTTCACAGGCAAGAAGATACCGTATCGCCTTGTAATAGACCATCTTTGTAGGAATAGGGGTTGTGTTAACCCAGAACATCTCGAGGTTGTCTCTACCTATGAAAACATAATGCGCGGTAATAGCTATACTGCTCAACATGCTGCGAAGACACACTGCATCAAGGGACACGAGTTCAGTATGCAGAATACTTATTACCTAAAGAGAAAGTCCAGGAAGGGTAAAAATGGTAGGTTAGAGAGAATCTGCCGTGCTTGTAAAAAAGAAAAGCAACGAGCGTGGAAACAATCCCATAAAGAACATGTTACTACTTACAAGCAGAAAAGAAAGTTAATGGGTCTTGTGGGATAATATCTCCCCCAGGGAGCAGGTTGGTTGATGGGGGTGCTTTCTAGATAAGCACAGTTGAAGTGTGGGGATACCGATTGAGGAGGACGCTCTAAAGGTCATAATTCCCCACCCCCACCAGTCAATCTGCTGGGAGCTTGAGAGAAGGGGTGGCGGAATAGGTAGACGCTAAAACCAGCTACTTGGATAAGGCGGTTTGTAGAAAAAGCTATGCGAGGTGACATAAAACGACTGGGCAGGAACGGTTATAACCGTTGCCTACTAAGCCGAATATAACAAATCCTCGCCCCCTTCTCCCAGCTCCTCCTATTAGAAACTAAAGAAACTATGGCAAAAGAAACATACAAGTGCGCTCATTGTCTGAACACTTATGAGAAAGGGTGGACTGATGAGGAAGCGAAGAAAGAAGCGGAAGATACTTTCGGTAAGCACCCAGATGATTGGCAGGATGATGCACTTGTAGTGTGTGACGACTGTTATCAAGCCATGCTCCCATCTAACCACCCCGATGAAGTAGCAGAAGCGAAGAAGCATATTTAACCCCTGCCTATGAACCTCCAAGACCAATTAGTAAATCTTGAACTGTCCAAGAAGCTGTATGAGGCAGGAGTGAGGGAAGAGAGTGAGTTTTATTGGGTGGAGGGACTGGAAATAGCTGAATACCCAGAGGATGGTGATTCTTATGAAAGTTGGCTCCAAGACGATTCTTTAGAATTAGTAAACAAAGAAAGAGCCGAAGTAGCAATAAATATAAAAGACTCAGGTGATTACGATGATGTGGATAGTGTACATTACTACCCCGCTTATAGCGTAGCCGAGTTAGGGGAGATGCTACCCGATGTGTTCTTACTGAAAAAAGTACGCAATAAGTGGGTCATCAGCTACCAAGAGGGAAATGGTTTTACAGAATGGGAGGGCAAAAGTTTAGCTGATTTATTGGCGACACTCCTTCTCCACCTCATCTCCTCTGGCGTTATAGAAGTAGCTAAATAAAACTATGACACAACGACCTATAAAGTTTCGGGCGTGGGACACAAAAGAAAATAAGTGGGTTAATGGGTTTGAGGATATTACCATCCCGATTGGAAGAATGGACGAGTACGCACAGAAGCGTGGATGGGTACTCCTCCAATTCACTGGCCTCACCGACAAGAACGGCGTAGAGATTTATGAGGGGGACTTACTGATAGATGATGTAGACGATTTATTGGAGGTGAGGTTTGGAAAGTTGCCATTGGATAAAAGCGGCGATTGTGTTTGCACCTATCTAGCATTTTATTGCAAGAACTACGGACAGCTTGGTAGAGCACCGAGTCACGAGTGCCAGAATATAGGCGACTGGATGGAAGTCATCGGCAACATCTACTCCAACCCCGAATTATTAGCACCTAACCACTAAGCAAAGGAACCTATGGAAAAATCAAAAGAGCCAATAAATGTTCTATCGCTATTTGACGGAATAAGTTGCGCCCGTTTTGCCCTTGAAACCAACGGCTTTCATATAGAGAATTACTACGCAAGCGAGGTAGACAAGTATGCTATTCAAATAGCACAGAAAAACTACCCAAGCACAAAGCAGGTTGGGTCAGTAGTTGGCTTGGACGGTTCAAGGTTTAGTGGTGTTGATTTATTGGTTGGTGGTTCTCCTTGCCAAGATTTATCTATCGCAAAGAAGGGCAGAAAGGGATTAGACGGGGAGCGTTCTGGTTTATTTTGGGAGTATGTGCGTGTTCTAAACGAAGTGAAGCCAAAGTATTTTATACTGGAAAATGTTGCGTCTATGAGTAAAGACGCAAGGGAAACGATAACGGAAGTAATGGGAGTAGAGCCAATTATGATTGACGCTGCTCTGGTATCGGCACAAAGAAGAAGGCGTTTATTTTGGACGAATATACCCAATATAGTATTGCCAAAAGACAGGGGCATATATCTAAAGGATATTCTTCAAAAAACCGTTGACGCAAAATATATTACGAAAATGGATTTTACCAAGAGGATTGACTATAAAATCCACACAGGTAATTTTGACGGAAAAGCAGTTCCGCTAAGGGCAACGGACTATAAGGGGACGCACAATGTTATTCGGATTGGTACTCTTAATTCTGGTGGTCAGGGGGATAGAATATACTCCCCTGATGGCAAGAGTGTAACCCTATCTGCTAATGGGGGGGGGCGTGGAGCAAAAACTGGGCTTTATAAAATTGGTGATGTAGTGAGGCGATTAACGCCAGTAGAATGTGAGCGTCTACAATGTCTACCCGATAATTACACAGAAGGATTGAGCGATACACAGCGATATAAAACACTTGGTAACGGCTTCAATGTTGAAGTTGTGAAACATATACTATCCTTTACCACTAACCCCTAACTACTATGGCAGAGAAAATATCAAACTACGACGGGCACTATGCGTTTGAATCAGAAGGAGGGCGTATTGGTGTTTCAACTTGTTTTCGGTGCGGCGTTGCTATTATTATCCCTCCGATACACGATGTGTCATTTTCTCCAAGAGTAGTCCACGATAAGTGGCACGAAGAAAACGATAAAAACTAACCCCCCTACTACTATGGCAGAGAAAGAAATAAAAAAGACGAAATACAAGTATGGGAAGTTTGAAGCACAAGCAGAGTGTTGGTCTTGTGGTGGAGAGGGTGAGATTAAAGACGAATATTTTAATGGGGGACTTTTTACGAATGCGCATTGGACATACAAAAAATGCTTGGATTGTAATGGCACTGGCAAGAATATTTTTACTTGTATTTTCTGCGGTTGGAAGTTTAAGGAGAGCGTATCCCCACAGGAGGTATCTGATTTTATTGCACAAGCCCTCCTCTCCGTCCGTAATGAGGCACTACGAGAAGCAGAGGAGGCGGGAGATTTAATAGCGTGGGATTTCCCAGAACACGAGTGTCCAACTCTTAAAGACCAAACGAGCATTTGTAAATGGAACGAACACGAAGGAAGGTTTGACGCAGTTAAAAAATATCGTGCGAAGATTCGTTCCCTCCGCACTAAGGAATGAGTATGAAAAAATGGTACGACACTCCACTACTCGATTTCATTGTAATAGTCGCCATTCTTATGCTCTTTGCTTTCTTCAAGCCCGTGTTCTGTGTGCTTCTGTCAGGTAGATTCCCATACCTTTGTAATTAGCCCCCCTAAGGAATAAACAAGTATGAGCGCAAACAACCAAACCCTCGTAAAGCAGCATAAAGGAAAGTGGTATGTCTTTGAGAACATCCAAGCCGAAAGTTGGGTTACTCTGGATGACGATGACAAGGTTATAGAAGGGAGGGATAACGAACTTTCTCTGAAAGAAGCCGTTGCTGTTTTTAATACGAAGGAAGAAGCAATGGAGAAAGCGTACGATGTTGATGCGAGTTGTGGTCAATTTGAAGAGGGTACAGAGTATGGAGTTTCCACCGCGTTAGTGAAGGATGGTGCCGATGTAACCATTAAGGAATAAACAAATATGACTATACAAGAAGCAATAGAGAAAGCGATTGAAGGTGGGTGGGAAAAAGACGGGTTTGTTTGTCAGGGTGAACTTATTGGGGTTGAGGAAATCGCACTTCTCGACCCTCTCTTCTGGCAGGCGTTGGGTAAGGCGATGGGGTGGGAGACACGAATCACATTTTACAACTCCTTTATCGGTGGCAAAGAAAACAATGACCCGTGGAGGTTAGAGATGCATCGCTTCATCGACCACCTCGCCGAAGGTAAGACCATTGAAAGCTATTTTGAAACCCTTTAAGGAATAACCAAATATGAAGAAATACCTAAAAATAACTGGCTCCGATGTCTTTTGGGCAACGGACGAAATCTCAAAAGATGATTTAGTTCAAGTGGTACAGGGGAGTGTAGATGTAATTGTAAACACCGAAGAAGGCACTTTTTTCAATGTCAGCGAAAATAAATGGGAGCCAATTCCTAATAACTAATCCCCCCCTTATGGAGAACAAAGAGAAGAAACAACAAGGACTACACAGAAAGGTTGACAGCATCTTCCGCGCCTACGACTTCAAGGAAGTTGGACACGAGCGCGCGGTAGATACGGTTGTCGGTTTGGTAAATAGGAGCAGGACGCAAGCCCGTCAGCAGGGCTACGAAGCAGGGAGGGCGGACGCCACAAAGGAAGCAATAACCAAATTATCTAAGTTTTCGTGGGGACACTACGACCCAATCTCTGCCCTCTCTAACGACCCTACGGGGGATAGCGTATGAAACAAAGAGTACGATGTAAAACCTGTGGGACAGAGAGAGAAATTGTAAGGAAGAGAAGCACGCCACCCGAGTATAGTTTCTGGTGCGTGTCTTGTGGAAGAGAGTCAGCGCAAGACTTATCCTTTAGGGCGAAGCAGGATAATAAAACCCTTAATCCCCTACTATGACCAATGAAAAAGAAATCTCGGTAAAAAACTTCCATTGTAGTGAGCACGGCTATATCAAGCCAACCCCCGCTTGCCCTAAATGCAAATCTACTATCCACTCTGCAGAAGCGTTTAGCGTTGGGTACACGAAGGGTGAAGAGTTTGGTCGCCACTCCGAACGGGAAGCGTTGAGGGAGGCAGTAGGAAAGATGGAAGTTCGTTTTGCCGTAGATGACAATGGGAGAGTAAAAAACACCACACCGCTTTTAGACGGAAGAAAAGTCCTCGCCCTATTAGATAAGGAATAACTATGACCGAACCATCAAAAATCCCCCAATTATTTCTTGAAAAGTTAGAGTTGCTGACAGAAGAAGAACGCCGAATCTTGATTAAAACAATAGACTGGCTAAACCATCCTATATTCGTAAGGGAGGAGAGTATACACGAGTGTAAGCATAAATGGGTAAAAACAGATAATACTATTGGTGGGTGGAAAATTGGGGATAAACAATCGTGTACTAAATGTGGGGCGGTGAAGATACCAGTCCTATGACCTGTCCCTCCGGCAAAGCCTCCTACGAAAGCGAAAGCGAGGCGTTGGCTTCGGCAAAGCACCAAGATAGGACGCGAGGGGTTATTCTGGGTGTGTACCAGTGTGAGTGTGGGGCGTGGCATTTGACGAGTAGAGAAACAAAAGCCGCCCGATAAAGGCGGTTCTTGTTTTATAATTTAGTTAGTAGGGGGATTTGTTTTCACGCCTCCGTAAGAGTTACACCTTTCCTCCATTTATTCCAATGATGTATACAGAATCCTCTTGCTCGATGTTTTCTATCACACTGCTCTACTTCACATTTTCGTTCATCTTTATGGTGTAATTGTTCGTGGTGTTTTCTGCATAGCCATACGATTTCTGTCGGCTTCGAATAATCAGGATGATGCCTCTGCCCAAGAACAGTGCACCCGCTAATGCTACACTCTTTTCTAACCGGATGAGCTTTATATGTTTTTCTTTGTATATCTAAAATAAACCTCCTCTTTTGTTTATTCCGTTCAGCCCATTTATGCCAAGCGGCAAGTTTATTTGCTGGTGTTTTATTAGGCATATTTATTTTGTGGGGGGCGATATATTCCTATATCAACCCCCCATTTAATTTTCACACTCGGCAGTGAACGCCTGCAGGGTGGTTAGCCCCACGCGAGATACCTTTTGACCACCTCCTCTCTACGCTACGAGGTTCGTCTGGATGACGATGTACTCCGTTCTGTCGGGGTACTTCACGGCGATGTGCTTTGTTCCGCACTCCTCGCAACGGAACACACTTGGCTCACCTGTTTCCGTGAGGCTTGTCCCACAATTACGACACATCGTTATCTCCCGTACTGGGCTACGATGCGGTCACGGCGGACTTCTGCGTCCAGTGGGGCGATATTACCGTTCACCACGGTTGAATGCCTCCCACAGTCGGGACAGGTGGCGATGGTTTTACCCACCGTCATCTGCGACTTACAACCCCAACAGTTGGTGTTCAATTGAGCTCCTCACATTCTTCCCCGTCCACCGCACGGGGAATATACTTCAGCGACCCTGGGGTTAGTGCGAGCAGGTCAATCAAGACATCCAGCAAGTCCATATTCTGAACCCGATGAACCTGGTCGGCTCGCTCTACATAGAGCTGGGTAGGAGTGTTGAGTTCGGAGTGGTCAGCAAACACACGACGAACCCACTCAACTTCCACGCCTCCTCTAATCACTTCGCCGTTTACGCCGATGAGAAGGGCGGGGACAAACACTTCCTACCTCCTTTCCGATAGGTGCGATGAACCGCTGAATAGCAGTCCATACACAGCGTTGAACCTATCGCACCGCTACTCCTTCCGCACACTTGGCACATTGAAACCTCCTAAAGAACTGCTCTATACTCCCTGCGCTGGGGGCTACTCGCTATTGTCCAAACGGTCAACGCTCATAGTCGTTTGCTCACTTTTCGGATAGAACAGGTGCGACCCGTAATCTCCTAAAGCACTGCCCAACGCACGAAGCACAGAACCTCACTTTTTCTTACGCCACTTTGAAAGTGCTTGATTTAATTCGTGCCGAATGTGAGAAAAAATATACTCTTGAGCGTACGCAAGTGCTTCCATTTCATCGCCCATATCTCTGCCATCAACTAAACTAAAATGTATTGCGTGGTTTGTTTCGTGGACAAGATTGTCTATGCAGTCCCAAGTGTTGTTCCATTTTTTAAGCCACAAAACACGGGCTTTCGTACCTCCCCTATTTGAAAGGACAACACCGTTGTTACCCCCATCAAAAAGTTCCTTAGAATTATTTACTATTTCTGAAAGTTCTTTCTGCGCTTCGGGGAATAACTTGTTTCGCTTCATTGCTTTATGAAACTCGTCAGCATCCATTCCAACAACAACCACAATATCGTCTTTGTATGGTTCTATTGTTTGTACAAAAAAGTGTTTGAATTGTTTTTTCATTTTTGATTTATCTAATACTCCACTACCGTAGCGCCAAGAAAAGATTGATTAATTTTTACTTTGGCGTATCGCTATAATCATCGAGTCTTGGGTACGAAGATTCTCCATCACCACTCAGTACTCCTATGGCCCTTGCGGTGTAACGCATATCACTTGAGCAATTTCGTAACTCGTCAGAAGCAAACCCTCTAACAAGACCCTTCATAGCTTCCTGTTGCTTTTCACCCATTACACTTGCCTCAATAAGATTGAACACTTGCGCTTTTAAGCGATTAAAGGAATGAGCGACTTGTTCCTCTAATCGCCAATAGCTACTAATACTGACTTTTTCAACTTCTTTTTCGCTTTCTTTTGACATAACACGACAAGACTTAACCTGACGCTACGATAGCGAACTATTAGATTGAGAAAGAACTTGAGCCAGCCATAGCGCACCAGACGAAACGATGATTTCTCTGGTGCAACCCCAACGGACATGCATGGTTGGGGCGACGATAATCCGTATCCACGGACAGGGCATCTCATCGGATGCGCTATGACAAGCTCATTTAGCCTCACTTCATAGCGCATAAGTCCTCCATATTCATAATCTTACCTCAACCATATTCCTTATGAGGACAAACCCCTTTATTTCTGAATATTCCCCAATTACAATTGCAACACAGAACCCTATAGCCAACGGGATAATTTTGATTTTTTAACCATTGATATATTCCCGAACCATTTTTCAACTCTTTTCTATGCTTACTCCCTCCACCATTTATATGGTCTATGCACAAAAAAATAATTTCCTTTTCACCACAACAAGCACATTTAGGAGGAACCCCACCATAAAAACTAAAAACAGAAAGTTTTAATTTATTAAGCCAACGAGTTTTAATTTTTGACCTTTTATCTTTATTTTTAGCAACATAATTTCTTTGATATTCTTGTCTCTTGGGGGTTCTGGCGTATGCATTACGACAATCCTTACAATAAACCTGTAATCCATCTTTCCTCTCCTTTGCTCGAGTAAAAGCAGATGCTTCTTTTTTAATTTTACATCTTGGACATTTTTTTATCATATATTACCTTAGCACCCTTCTTATAGCCTCACCTCACAGAGTATAAGCCCCTCCAAGGCGACACACCACGCCACTTATACGCTGTGAGGTAGGGTTAAATTACCTTTGAAACATCATCTATACTACGGGCTAAAATATACACACCGCCCGCCTTTTCAAATCGTTTCTGCCATTCAACCTGCTCAGGGGATTGCTTTCCATTACTACGCTTCACTTCGCATCCGTATATTTTCCCGCATACTACGCAAAAAATATCGGGGCTTCCTTTTTCGCCGAACTTTACATATCTCGTCTTCCCCTTATATTCGCTTACAAAACCTCCAGTGTTGTTGCGCCAGTGGAAGATATTCTTATATCCCAAATAATCCAGTATTCCTCGCTGGATTTGTGCTTCGGTTGCTTTTTCTTGGAGGGTTGTCATTTTAGATACACTTACTTGCTACGACCCAATGCCCAGCACCGTCTGTCTTAAGTAACCATACGCCCGCTTGGATGTTTTTCTCGGCATCGTACTTGTCTGCGAGGGTAAATCCTGTACCCATTCTTTTGGCGGTGCTAACCCAAGTGCTATCTATGAACTGGAAAACTCCACCGGCACTACTGTTTGGATTTTTAGCCAATGGATTGAACCCACTTTCGTTTTTTGCGAGGCATAATGCGAGGTTTTCATCCACTTCATAGAATCGCGCCCAGTACCTAATTCTATCTTGAATGACTCCTACACCATAATCTGTGCTATCGTGCCTTAGAACGGCGATTTTAGCGGTCTGTGTGGGTTCTGGTACAGGTATGACTGCCTCTACTGCTAAGGTTCTATCTACTGGTTCGGGCTGTTCGGTAACTGTTACCGCCGCACCTTCTACTCCCACGAATACTGCTACTGTTGTTAGAAGTGCCACGCCCACTATTACGAGCAAGCGTGGCAATTTTTCGCTAGGTTTTTCAAACATTTCGCAAGAAGACTGACGCACTCCCTATCAAAAGACTGGGTTTAATTACTGTAATCTCCTCTCGCCTCAAAGTATTTACGCAATGCTTCAAATCCACCAGTCGCAGCACCAACACCGACTGCTGCTACAACCTTAAACACCCAGTGCGATAAATCGGCGAATGAATCAATATCGCCAGTAAGAATATCTACTGTTGAGATAAATGTGAGCGCACCTAAAGCACCCGATATAGCACCAGCAAAAAACTTCAAGCCAACCCTCTCTATAAGTGGCTTCCACTCTTTCACTAGTGTTACTGTTTTTGTTTCCATAGTTTTATTATACAACGGTTTTTAATGCTACAAGACCTTTAGTTTTCCACAGGGGTTATATGTGCTTCCAACCAATCCTATTTGCTATGACTATTATAGTTTGCCTTGATACTCCGTACTTTTTACTAAGCCCATTTCTTTTTCCTTTTTTGTAGAGTTTCCGTATTTCCTTTACCCGCTGTTCGTCCAACTTTGATTGCGGGTGTTCGCTACCTACTGTCATACGCTTGAACGACATAAAGAAGTTGCTTATACCACCCTCTTGCTTAAGAAACTCCATACATCCAACATCAACATAGAGTTTTCTTTCATTGAGAAGTATTGCCCACACATTCCCAATTATTTTGTCGCAACAATATGAGCACCTTCTCCCCCATTTACTCTTTCTTTCTGCGTTATAGTCAAGGTTACATTTTCTTGAGCAGAACTTAGTATTTCTTGGGTTCTTTGGCAAAAATAGAAGCTCACAATTTAAGCACATTATTCTTCCTAGTGTTGTCATTATGCGCCTGGGTCATCCGTATTAAAGCCAACTAAAGACCCGCCATAGGGAATGCTATTGAACTCCTCTTGGCTAATGTTTTCTACTGCAGACCAACCACCAAACTTACTTAGGTCGGTTCCGTCTGGTAGCCAATTTCGTAAACCCTCTGCATCAACTAGGTATACTTTCTTTCCTCCTTGAACGCGGATTAGTTTTGTCATATCGTAGTCCACTCGGAATGGTAATGGGTCAATCGCCCCATTATATCCGTTGTAGCGGTTAATTGTAGCTCCTTTTTTATCTGTTTCTTTAAGCCCAAAATGTAAATGATGTCCCGTTGAATACCCTGTACTGTCCCAATATCCTAACAAGGCTCCGTGCTTAATCCTCTGCCCCCTTTTTACTTCCAATCCTCCTACCTGTGCGTGGTAGTATACGGTTTTATAAAGGTTCACATCGTCCCATAGTTCTACCGACCACGAACCAGTTCCATCCCTTCCTGCAAACTGAACAATACCGTCGTTCATTGCGTATACTGGCGTGCCATCAAAAAGAGGTACATCTACGCCATTATGCCCATCTAATTTTAGGGTTTCTGTATAGAGAGGATTATCCTTTCCAGCACCAAACGGCTGGCTGATGTATCGGGTATAGTCAGCCCATTTTTCAACGGACACTTTTTTTGTGCCGTAACGAACTTCTTTAAGGGGAGGATAAAGTTGAATTGCCATATACACATTATACTATGATGTACAAGAAAAGTTATTCACAAGTTATGCACAGGCGGATTACTTAGACAAATACACTACAAACCCAACCACGGTAGATAGTAGAGTTGTTATAGCCAGCCACATCCACTTATCATAGGAGGACTTGTTAATTTTATCAGCCTCTAGTAACTCAAACTTGGTCTGGTGGGCCATTAACTTGCCATTTGCTGTATCCTGTCTGGCGTGAACAGCCGAAAAGCCCGCAGTCATTTGTGTTGAGAGAGAGTGAAGCTGTGAAGCAATATCCTCCATGCGCCGGTCGTTGAGTGCTTCTTTTACCGCAGCCTTGATTTCTTCGGATTTAGCTTGCTTTTTTGTGATGATGGTGGTTTCGGTGTCGTTCATAGTTGCTCTTTACTCAATCCCGTACTTTTCTAATATTGCCTTTGCGGGGTCATCATCATTTTTTTTATCAACTCCATATTTCTCTAGAATAGATTTGGCGGCGTCATCCTCATCTTTACTGTTTAAAATCCTTTTATCAAGAATACCCCCGACAACCGGAAACTCTGACCAAGGCAAATCCTTTCGCCAATCTCTGTCGTCATCTAATGCGAACTTGACTGGACTAAATAGAACATCGGCAAGAATGGCTGGTGGTACAATCGCCTCTGTTATCGCTCGTCCAACTCCTTGTCGCTGCGCTGTGGTCACTGTATACCTGTTCAAGAACACCATCCCCGTGAGAGTGTCTATAACATGGTCGCTCAAACTTATATCCCTACCTAACACAAAATCTTTTATTTCATCAGCCGTTGCTTCAGCGACAACAAGCGATGTGGTGAGTGTTACTAGATTTCGCATTCCACGCTTTGGGTTTCTGCGTATCTCCTTAAAAACCTCTCTACGATAAACGTCTAGTATTTTAATGCTCCATGTTTTTAGCGCATAGAATATCTTTCCATTTCCAGACTTAAGATACTGCTCTGGCATTTCAGAAAGAGCCACGGGCTGAAAGTCTAGCAACGTGTTAAAAAGCATATACTTTACGTTCTCGGTAATCCGCCCCGCTTGAAGGTCTGCAATAACTCCTGCCGACTCATCACCAAAAACACGAGTTATCTCGTCTGTAAATTGTTGATTAGGATTGCGTGATAACTTTTGAAGTCGCTCTAAATCAGCATTCACGAGAATTTCTTTACCAATACGGTCAAGTTCGCGAAGGCCGTTTATTGTAAGCTGTGTATCAACAACTCTCTGTACCCCGTTTTTTGTAGAAAACTCTTGAATAATCTCGTCAACAAAGTCCTCTTTTTTCAGTGTAGATTTTCTAAATATTGCCTTCACTGTTGCTTTAGTCCCTCGGTAAACCCCCCCCTTATACATTGCCATGCCGAGGTCTCCAATCTGAGTAATAGCATTTTCAAGTCCACCCAACACTAACCCATAAGAAAGAGAACGGGCATTAGAAATGGCACTATTCATTTGTCCAGGGTTAAATCGTGCCTTTAGAATGTCGGTTAGTTCACGTTCTTGTTGAAAGGTTATATCTCCTTTCGCAAGAAGATTGGTAACGTACACCCCGATACTATCTTCTATATTGTTGAACTCTTCGGCCTTCGCAAGAGACACTCCTTTATCCCCCACCTTTGCTTCAGCCAACCCCGCTGCTTTCCTCTCTTGCCCAAAGAACCTCCGTGCTTCAATCAGGTCGTTCGTCTTGTCTATGTATATGCCGAGTGCTTCGTCTGAACGAGCATAAAACTGGTTAAGTTCTGGCGTGATAAAATCAATAACACGATTTTTAAGATTGCCTGTCTTAGAAAGCGTCACTGCGTTGAGTTGATACCCTCGTAGAAATCTGTCAATAATATCCGCTTTTTCACTATCTGTAAGAATGCGTCGTAATTCATCAGCACGTTTTTGAATAGCCTCTTCTATGGAACCCCAATACCCCTGCCTTTGGATGTACTCCAAAAATCCCTCCTTGTCTTTGACAATACGAGGATAGTAGTCTGCCTGGTAACCAACATCAAATCCTACATCTGCTGCTCTTTTGTACAAGCCGTCCAACATAGGGCGTACAGAAGCAAACTCTTTTTCAAGGCCGTACTTTTTAACTAACTCCAACTGCTTCGTGCGGTCTCCGTTTTTCAGCGCGAAGTCGAGCTCACGAAAATCAACATCGCTCATACCCTTACGGCGTAATTTAGTTCGCCCAGGGGTTGCTTTTTTCCAAAACTCCCCACCGATTGTAGCGTCAGCTTTTTTTGTTTCTCGTATAGTGCGTTCAAACCTTCGTAACCGCCTAAAAAGAGAGGGGTTAATGTTCTCAAGGCGAGTCGATATAGGCCCTAAGAGCTTATCAGCTGTCTTCCCAGCGTCAGAAAATCGCTTCCTAACACCATTCTTTACTGGTTTTATATCCCGTACTACCTGGTATACTTCACCGGGTATTTTTCTTGTAACCGTATCTACCCCCTTAAGTCCCGGCTCAAAATCCCTAACCCGTTGATAAGAAACACGGTTCTTCATCTCTTGTAACATTCGCCGTAAATCCACCTCGTTCATTTGTGATACGGGCTTTTGAATGTTCAGCTTCCTCTTCACATCATTAACAACGGCTTGGTCGCTTATACCTTCTAGGAGCTTTCGCTGAAAAGCAATTCTACTTCTTAGACTACCCTTTCTTGTTCGCAAAACATCGTCAATGCGATTGGCAACATCTGCAAGCTCTATTTTTTCCAGCTCTTTAACTATCTGCTCTGGTTTTTGTATATTCGGGAGGCGCTCTAAAAACGGTCTGCGCTGGTCGGGCGGCAAACGCTTTTTAATAAGGTCTTTAAGCGCGCCCTGCACCTCTTTTATTTCTGCTCGTGTAGCCCGCGCTCCTTCCCGCGACCCTCGCGCAAGGTCTTGTATGCGCTGCCTGAAAGCGTTGTACTCACCGCTCATTGCCCTGCCTGTTGTTTTGTTTATAATCCCTTTTGTCTTGCTTGCTGGCACTCCTCTACCCGCTGCTCTTGAAGCAGACGCGGCAACAGAGCTCGCTTGACTAGCAATGTCGTCTACCCCTCTAGCCCCTACCGCCTTATTGTAGAGGTCGGTAGGGGCCTGTCGTGGCGCAACCACCTCTTGTGCTATCTTGGTTGAACGCTGAATAGCATCTATATTATCTAACGAACGCTCGATGATTTTTACATCAGTAGTCTTTGCTACAACTTTTGCCCACTCCTCTACTAAGTCATCGGCAATTCCCATCTTCTTTCCAAGCTGGATAATATCGCCTACATTGTTTAGTTTAGCCAAAGCTTGGGCGGCTTGCTTTTTCCCACCACCAAGACCAGTAAAGTCAAGTGCTATCATCCCACCAATCGCTACGAACGAAAGAGGAAGTGATGCTGATTCAATGCCCTCTCCCAACTTCTTATCATTATCAGTGAATGGCACATCTATTTCTCCCCGTTGTATCTTTTGTGCGAAATCTTGTACGTTCAACTCGCCTCGTGCTATACGAAACTCAACAGACTCTAAGGGACGATTACCAAAAATAACTTGGGCTACCTTGTCAGACCAATGAGGGCCACTGATATTAAATGACTCAGTAGATAATTCTTTCCCAAACCCCCGAATATCTTCTTCTTTTTTTCCAGTAATTGCGCCAAGTGTAGGAGCGAACTCTTGCAATGCAAACCCCGCGCCAGTCAATCCCGCACTTGCACCAGAACGTGCTATTTCTTCTTGCGCTGTTTTTATGAAGTCGCTAACTACGCTTCCTGCTTGCGAGGCAACTTGTGCTGGCCTAGAACCAAAAACTGGAGCATTACTAATAGGCGCTGCCTGTATTGCGGTATCCCTGGCTTGCTGCCTTACCCTACTGGCTAAAGACCCTAAAATACCTGTGGCTTGTCGTGGTGCTTGTCCTACCTTCTCCTGCGCCCCTTGAAGTACGTCAAATGCGCGTGCATTCGAAAGACGCGCCACATTCGGGTCTGAAAGGGTCGCCCTTAGTTTTCGTGATAACGATTGAAGAATAGCCATAACAAGATACGTTTAAGAGTTAAAGAAACCTAAAACGCTTTTCCACCAAGACCCCCCGGTGTTACCTGCCTCATAATTTTCTAACTCATCCTGTACGTTGGGCGCGTTTACTTCGTATCCTTGGAGAGAAACGTAACTTTCTATATCCTCCCTACTCGCGTTCCCCTCTTTTAATGCCCGTATTTTTCCTAGAACACTTGCTGGGACGTCCTTCGAACCACTCCCCTCAGAAAGGATTGACTGTCGTTCGTCATTCCATATTTCTTGTAGGACTTCTGGTAGATAGTTTACTGGAGCGTCTCCTTCTTCTACTTGCTTCCTAAACCATTCGGGAACCTGGTCTGAATAAAACCCAAGATTACGCAATTCCGTTCGTGTTTTTTCTGCTTCTGTTGGCGTTAAGTCTTCAATGGAACTTATGCCCTCCATTACATTGAGGGTAGAATTGGAAACATTCACACCACCTATAGTTCCTACACTCCCTCCACCATTCCCTCCACTTGTCGGAGTAATACCGAACGCCTGTTCCTTCGTTGTCCCAAAAGGCACGCCCAATGACTTCGCTTCGGCTACGGATAATAGTTCTGGCTGTACCCTGTACTGATGTACCTGTCCTCGGCTATCGGTTGCTTTTACAATCTGGTCTTGTGGAATACCTGCCAAATCATCTGGTGTTGGTATCCATGTTGCGCCTTGCGATTGCATCTGGTCGTGCAGACCTCGTACCTCTTGCGTGTAGGAATAATCAGACATCTTCTTATTGACCTGTTCGGGACTATCGGTTAGTTTCACACCCGCTTGCGCCATAAACTGTGCCGTGTTGGGGTCAATCATCATCTTTTTGATGTTGTCAGCGTATTCCTGTGAGCGTTGTAAGTCCTGCTCAATGAGTCCCGTTTGTTGCTTGATAATATCCAACTCTCCTTTCTCAAGGTTTAGTAATCGGTTTCCCTCTTCATCGCGCTCGCTTTCGTAAAGTTCAATCAACGTATTGTAGTAGTTGAGCTGGTCGTTGCGGTCAGCCGTGATAGCGGAAACCGAACGGTCAATCATTGTGTACGCTTGGTTTATCTGTCCATTTCGTGCGCTCATCACTGCCTCAATAACACCAGCGCGTGCCGATATGTCTTCAATCGCTTTGTTGATACGAGGATTACGAATGCCCGCCAAACCAGTTACTCCCTTCATTTCTTGAATAATCTGGTTGCCTTCGGTCAGGAGGTTTTCAAGTTCGTTTGTTAGTTCTTGATTTTTCTGAAAGTTCTCGTCAATAGAAAGACGCTCGCGCTCGGTAGTTTCCAGTTCGGCTCGGAATGGTTCCATTAGAGGCTTCACATCTTCCTCAAGTGTGTTGGTCGTTTGAGCACGAAGCTCGTCCATTTTCTTTTGGGTAGCTTCTTGCTTGACGCGGTTCTCATCTAGCTGGCGTTTCTGCTCTGCCTCCAGTCGTTGTCGGTCTTTCTGCACCTGATTGGCTAGAGGGGTGATGTAGTCTTCTTGTACGCGAGAGGCAGTTGGTTGTGGCAAGGATACTTGTGGTGCTTGTTTTGGTACTTGCTGGGTGTTGATAGAGGGTAGGTTTGTTCCTGCTACCTTAGCAAAGTCCGCCTCGGTAGTAACACCAGGGCGTAGGCCCGATTGCTTCTCAATTTGTATAGCCCCAAAACCGCCCATCGCCTCCACGTCCTTCCCGGAAAGGTACTTGCCCGAAGAGTCAAAGAGGTCAGGGGAACCAGAATATTGCCGAACGATAGTTTTATTTGCCATAGTTTTCTCTTAAACCGAACTTTTTCGTTGCTATACCCCAATATCCTTTATCGTAATTTCTGTGGCACCAGTAGCATAACCGTAGCCAGTCACTTAATTCTCTCTTGTATTCCCTACTTTTGTTTGCCCAATGTATTTGTTTTCCTTTCAATCCATCCCGTTCACAGAACTCACATTTACTCGGTTTTCCGAGATGCTTCACAACCCACATGTGAATACCCGAATAACCTACTAACTCCCCTTTCCACCTAGGGTGATTTTCTTCTGTACCATATGGGTTCTTCTTACCCGCAATCCATGGGATTATTCCTTTTTTGAACTCGGTGCTCGAAGAAAGGTGGATGCCTTTCTTGTCTTTATTCCACGGATTTCTTCCGATACACCTTTTATTACCAACCAAGGAAATACTTATTGCTTTACTTCGACAACTCTCAGAGCAAACCTTCGCCGCAATTCTTGCCGACGAAAACTCTCTACTACATACCTTGCACTGGATAATGTGTTTCGCCATATTA